CTCGTAAGGGATAGCCACCGACAAATCGAGAAGCACTCCAGAGAGTACGTTCTTCGTCTCTTCTTCGAGTGGTGTCGTTGTAGCATTTACAACCTCGTAATCTTGAGCAAACAAGAAGATGTTGCCGCCCATCCTAATGTCGGCTAGGATATCTTCAGCGCATTGCTCCGCGTCAGATATCGCTTCCTTTTGTGGAATCACCTTTCCTTTCTTGTCGCTAGGTACATCGAGGATGTAAACTTCAAGGTTGTAGGTCTTTGTTCCTGCGTCGTATGTTGCCCCCGTGTATACGAGATGCATCAACGGAAACTCCTCAAACTTAGAGAGGTCTACGTCATCGGGAGAGCCGAAAGAGAAGCTATTGATGAAGAAGTGATTCTCTGCGAATACTTCGAACCTTTCGACGATGTTATTGAACGTGATCATGTGCAGCGCGGTCTTTTAAATATGCGAGGTGTTGGAAAACAACTTGGACAGGTAGCGACGTAATCGAGTCCATCTTGAGGACGTTTTCTCCTGCGAGGGTGTAGAGGATGTGATACCATCCCCACTTTTCGCCAACCGGGTCGCTTCCTCCGCCACCCGAAGTAAAGAGGACTGAATAGTATGCAGCAGTTCGTTTCTGGTAGTCCAAAAAAAAAGCAGCGTACCCGATACTAAGTCCGCAGGCATCTCTTCAAATACCGATGCATCTTCTTTGGCTGTGTATTTCTGTATTTCGTAGCTCTCTCCAATTTCATAAGTCACCTCACGGTAGAGAATCGACATCACTTTGTGAGCGTTCTTCCAAAAGTCTTCGAGGTAGGTTTCAAGGTCTATCCACTCGCCTGCTGTAAATGCGTCCCAATCGGGGATAAAGCCCAATCGCTTACCGTCCATTGTAAGGACTTTCTCGAATCGTGCAGTCTCTTGAGTGAGTAGGTTGTCTATATGCTCTCCTGCGGCCTCTAAGAGCTTCTGAGGCATCTTACGCAGTTGTTCGACAGACTTACCGGAGCAAGCGGAAACTCTTTCGAGGGGATTCTCTGAGGTCATCATCACTTGGAGTTCACCGAGTGAAAGGTCTGACCATCTGTGAGGGAGCTTGAGTTCCATATGATACTAACTTATTTTGGTTGGTTTCCTTACCCGATAGCATACGAGCCAAAGTTCGGGTTCGTTTGATTCCATGTGATCCCGTACCTCATCGCATCGATAGCGTGATTAAAAGAATCAACGGGTTCATTTAGTTGCTTGCCGTTCTTGTCTTCTTTCCACTTGTAGTTGCGTAGCTCTCTGATGAGGTTGACGCTTCGAGAAGTGACCGCAAGCGGGCGGGAGTGGAGGAAGGATATGCCGCTTCTAATTGAGTCCCGTCCTTTCCTTGCTCCGTGAGTATTGAAACCGTGGGCATGTATTTCGTCGATGCTCTTGGGTTCTGCGCTATCACAGATAACCACATCCGATCGGCTGACTTGATTATCTCGGAGCATTTTCGCAATATCTGAATTAGTGAGTCTCGTCGCATAGCATATCTCATCAACGGCGAATCCGTGCCCGTCGGTGTAGATTCTGACGACTGCTGTGGGGTCGTTCGTATATCCGAAGTCAAGCCCGATGTTGAGGAGTCTGTAGTCATTTGGTATTTGGTCTATTTCTTTCCAATGGGTGAAGATGGTCGATGTAGCTATTCCTCTTTCTCCGAGTCCGTAGACTCTCCAGAAGTTCTCATCCACTTCTTTGAATCGTTCGATTTCCATGACCACGCTTTGCGGAAGGAACGGGTTGTCCTTGTACGTTGTTTGAAAGAAGTCCGCGTCTTCTCTTGGGATAACTTGCTCATATATCCAATGGAATTCATCTGATGGGTTGAAGTCGATTAACACCCTGCCCGTGGTTCTGAGGAGGAGCTGCCGCCAGTCTTCGAGGTTTATCTCGTTGGCTTCGTTAATGAAGAGGATGTCCCGCTTTCGTCCTCTGACTTTCTGCGGTTGGTCGATGCTAATAAACTCGACTGTGTTCCCCCAAAGCTGATAGGTTGCGTCGCTCTTGTTATGAAGGTCGGGGTTGTAGAGTCCTTCGCTGTTGAGTATCTCAAAGAAATCCCTCATCGCTGTCGCTCGAAGTGCAGGGAAGGTTTTTCGGCATATGGTAATCACGAGCCCCGTGTTCTTGTGGCAAAGCTCTATGAGTGCCGTGAGGATAGAGAATGTCTTCCCGCTACGACTTCCCCCTTGATGGACTTGGATCTTCGCCTTTGATTTCTTGACGTGGTAATATGTTGCCGCGAGTTTACTCATCGAGCCATGAAAGAGGCTTCTTCTCGGTTACCTCTATCTCTTGCCGTTCTATATATCCTCGCTTCTTTCCTTTGGTCTTGAGGAAGAATATCGTCGCTGCGGGGTTGCCTTCCTTTACGAGTTTATAGAGGTGCGATTCTGCAAAGTCCAGGACGCTGTCTTGGATAGAGTCGACCGCTTTCTTATAGTCGGGGTCTGCCTTCATCCATTCGTAGTGAGACGTCCTACCTACGTCTACCATCTTGCACGCGGTTGATACAATACCCAAAGCTTTCTCAAGAGCTTCGAGCATTGCTTCCTTTTTAGGGGTGTTCGGATTGTTCACTTTTACCGCTTCCATTACTTACCGCATAAATCGCATTTTACTTTCTCTTCTTTCTCTTCTGGCTCTTCTTGAGGATCCCACACATTCAACCCCCAATGGTTTACTTCTGCCGCGTCCCATTCGTTTGCTATGATATCCATGTCGTTTTCTCCTGAGCTGACATTGTCCTTGATAATAAACTCTCGGTCTTTAGTCTCTCCCCATGTTGCCATGTAAACGGGTGCTTCTTTTAGACCTGCCGCTTTACACGCTTTGAATCTCATATTCCCTCCGATGACAATCATCTCTGGGTTGACTACAATTGGACGCGCTTCGAGCATCTCCGGAAACTCCTCAATACTCTTCACGAGTTTATGGAATCGGTCGTCTTTAATCAATCGGGGGTTCTTCGGATTCGCTTTCAGCGTCGAGAGTTTCATTAGCTTGGTTGAGGACGGCTTCAAGGGTGTATCGGAATTCTGCATTGTGTACGGCCATTGTAAGTAAAAGAGACGCGGGGTCATCTCCTGCATGGAGACGCAATACCTGCGAGTTGTCAGTTATTAGAAGGAAGTTCTTTGCGTGTAGTAACGCTTTGCGTGCTGCTCTCATATTGATAAAGATGCGGTATTTATAATCTCAGAACAAAGCTCTTCCGGAATTTTACTTCTTTCGAAGTTTCCTTTGAGTCCTTGCGTTCCTGTCCTGCTTCCCCTCGGTGCTGCCTCATGGCAGGGTGATCCGTTCTTGCACATTGCTCTCGGTTTCCATGTTTTGGAGTTTGTCCAAATATCTGTCGGCTTCATACGGGTGTCACCGTACTGGCAATACGTAACAGTATGTCGATTGTATCCTTCAAGTTCCGGCATCTTTCTCATTAACCCTCTTGGGTTCTCAATAAACCAGACCTTTGGCTGAAACCAATCAATGACGTGAAGCGTCTCTCTAAGAAGTTGCATTCCTAATTTTGCTGTGTCTGTTTTTGGAATGTAAGCTCTTTTTCCTCCTGTCCAATGGTGTCCAATTGCCGCGACTGAAAACCCAGTACATGGAGGCGATGCCCAAATCATGTCAGGTTGCCACGGTATTTGATTAATATCAAGCATGAGGATATCACATACGTAATCGATTCCTTCAAATGGATTTAAATCAAGGCTGAAAGTCTCGTGTCCTTGGGCAATAGCCGCTTTGCTAATGCTTCGGCTACCTGCAAATAATTCAAGAACCTTCATCCTTCAAAATGTGTTATCCGGCCTTCTACATCTCGCGCCACATTCTCTAACCTGTCGCGATCGTACCAAGTTAGGTCGTTTTCTCGTTTTACAAGGTGTTCTTCTCTGCCTCTTGTCATGAAGAAAAACTCTTCCTTCTTCTCTTGCTTTAAAAAAATACGGATGTTCTCCGCTATCTCTTTCCGTTCTGCTTGGGTGTAGCTCATATCTCTTTGGTTATGATATAATCCGCCCACATCTTCGCACATACCGCGCAGCGTTGGTCTTCGTTGGGATAGTCTCTGTTTCCTATTACGCTCGTCATGCAGCGGTTCATGAATTGGTACTGGTTCTCTTTTCCGTTGGGGTTACCTATTGGCATCGTTTACTAATTTTTGTAATTCTTCGAGCATCCTTCTATTGCATGAAGAACAGCTTGAAGGCTGTTGGTTTGTTCCTGTGGCTTTGGCGTAAAGTTTCGCCAGTTGGCCGTTCGTTCTGAATTGGTTTTCTGTCTTGAGAAAGGTTTGGATCTCGCTGATATCCTCGGACGTTATTTCGGCCTCCCATTTCCCAAGCTCGCACGATGCTACTTTGAGCCGTGTCTTTGTCGGCATATGGCATCCACAGAGTTTTGAATCTGTAAAGGCTTCCGTCAATAATGGCCCGCAAGACTTCGTTGATTTTACGAAGTGTTCGCAGCTCTTACATATAGCGAGGCGGTCATTCCTCTTTTGCCCGGTGACGAAAAACATCTTTTAGAATTTTTTTTGATTCGTGTATTGAGCGATAAAGAACTGACTCTCCAATCCCAGTCCGTCGAGATAGTTCAGCCATGTTCCACCCTTGCAGATATAGTCCAAAGGTTGTTCGGTCGAACCAACTGAGGCGGTCGACGATAAGTTGCATCTGCTCTCGTTGGATTGCTTTTGTCCAATCTCTTTCGACTTCTTTCTCTTCGGGAATGGCATCGGTTATTTGATAAAGCTGTTTAAATTTTCCTCGTGTGGCTTCGTTGTACATAGCTCGGATAAAATACCCCAAAGGGTTCTCATCTTCTTCGTCGGGGAATCGTTTGTCTATACATCGAAGATACGTGTGATGTACAAGGTCGCTAGGTTCAGCCGTCCAATTGCGGGCGGTGAAAAGAAGTTTTGAGTAGTTCCGTGTGAGGAACTCATCCCATGCCTCGCGACTCTTTAATCTCATCGACTCGATTTTTATAGTATTGATACATCTCTTCTAACTCATGGACGGAGAACTTGCGTGTCTGGTTGCTTGCTATTAAAATGGCCTCTGCTGTTCCTTCTCCGTGAAACTCGTCGAGCTTCTTTGAAAATACGTATTGCTGCCCTCCGTTCATGTTGCATTGCTTGCATTGGAATTGGCAATTGGTCTCCATCCATCGCGTGGACATCTTCGCCCGTGTTATGAAGTGGCCGCAGTCCACCTCTTTCCAAAATTTTAAGCGATCACAAGTGAAACAGTTTCCATATCCCTCGTCATTGCATCCGCGTAAACGGATAAACTGAGAGAAGACGGTGTCAAGTTTCTTCTTTGCTTTGCTGAGGCTCATTTAATCCGGGGATGTGTAGTGGGTCGCGTTTTCTTCTGAGGTCTGCCATCGATTGAGGTTCAAATGCCACACGGTCGGAATCGCTGCCTCTTGTGATGTGGGTGTTGATTCTCTCCAGTATTGGAATTCGTTCTTCTTCATGCTTGATAATACACTCTCGAAACTCCTGAATCTTTAAACGCTCGTAATACTTGCCATAATAGCCCGTTTTCATACGGTCGCAAATGATGCGGAACTCTTCGAGCTTCAATGTAGGGAAAATATCGAATATAGTCTCAGCGCAAAGCGCGTAATCTGTAAGAGTTTGCAGAGTCTTATTTGCTTCTACAAAATCGCAGACGCTTTTAATCATGGATATCACCGCCCCGCGTGTTGCTTCGGGTTGGACTCTGAGAGCTGTGCGGATATTCGTTCCCTCCTTCCATGCTTGCTCGTTATTGGCTTGAAATAGACCCGGTGCGGATATACTCCTCAAGCTTATCTCGGTCGCTTTGGTTTGTAAGTATTCCCTTCTTTGCAGTTCCTCGCTCTGCGAAGAGTCCCTGATATCCTTGGGCAATTGAGTAGGTGATAATTTCGATGGCTGTTCGTTTGTCATTGTTTGAGAGTTTTTGTAATCTGTGTAGCTGTGCTTGTTCTCCGCGCAAAGTATACGGTTTCTTTTTTTGTTCTTTGCGTTCTTGTTTCCACATGATCCAAGAATCTTTGAAATCTTGAGAATCAAAAGGAAGTAAAATCCCTTCTATAGTATGTTCTATATTCTGTTCTTTACTATAGTCTATACTCTGCGCAACTGTGGTTGCTTTTAGTTGCGCCTCCTGTTGCAACTCTTGCAACTGTGGTTGCTTCTTTTGCAACTGTGGTTGCTTCTTGGTTTTCCTACTTGCAACAGTAGTTGCTTCTTTCAAATCGAGGTTGATTGTCATCTTCCTTTGGTGTCCATATCCCTGACATTCCAGATACTCGCTCTCACAAAGTGTTTGCCGCATCTTTCTCACGTACTGAGGGGATACTTTCAGAGCTTCAGCGAGGAAGTCATCGCCGGCCCAACACGAGCCGTCCTTTTGTGATAACGCATGGACTTTAGCGAGGAAGATTCTTTGCATTGGGTTGAGGTCTTCGAGTTCCCAAATCTCTTCGGGAATCCAAATTCCGTTGGTTTTCTGTTTCATTTGGCGAAAGATAAAAAAAGGGAGGGAATTACACCCTCCCCATTTCCTCACTTGTTCAAATTGCTCTCGCGTTCCATGACTTCTCCAATGATTTCCGCGAAGGTTGCATCACATTGCTTCGATATCTCCGGGAGGTACTTCATCATATTGCGGGGTCGGTAGTCATACCAACTACGAACGGTTGCCTCGTTCAATCGCAGCTCATCCCCTGCGTTTTT